ATCAACCCTGCGGCGGTTCTGCGAGCCCGTGGCCGCGATACGATTCCGGCTGGCCCGAAGATCATGGGCGTCGACCCGGCTGGCGGTGGCGGGGACCGCTTCGCCATCATCGTGCGCCATGGCAACGCCGTGACAGTCAAGGAATGGCGCACGAAACTTCAACACGCTGAGGCCGTTCAATGGGTAAAAGACATGATCGACCGACACGACCCCGACCGCGTGAATATCGACAGCGGAAACATGGGGCAGGCGATCGTCACGTCCCTGAGAGCCTACGGCCCTTCATACAGCGACAAGATACGGGCAGTCAGCTTTGGGTCGCCCTCGCAGATGAAGATGGCCAACCGCAGCCGCGTAGGGCCGGAGAACCGGCGGGCGGAGATGTATGGCAGGCTGAAAGAGTGGCTGGAAGACCCCGAGGGCTATGCCTCGATACCGAATGACGATGACCTTGCTTCCGATCTCGTGTCAGTCCGCCAGATACACCGCACGAACCTCGATTGGTTACTGATGTCGAAGGCCGACATGAAGACCCGAGGATTGCGGTCGCCCGATCTCGGGGACGCCCTGGCCTTGACTTTTGCCTCAAAAGAGTATTTTGAGCCAAAACCAGAACGCCGGGTTTCCTTGAGCGAGGTAGAATCGACCCCGACTGTGGCAGTGTCGTATCATGAGTTCGAAAACTCCGAAGGTGGGTGGATGCTCTAGATGGCTTACGACACCGATACGTCCCGACGCCGCAAACCAGCGGTCCCCAAAGGCTACAGAGACGCCGAGGAGTTCCTCTCCGAGATGCGTAAACGCTTCGACCAGGGGATCGAGGCCGATAACGACAATCGTATTGCGGCGCTGGAAGACATCCGGTTTACTTTTGGCGAACAGTGGGACTCGAACGTCCTCAAACAGCGCAAGAGAGCGCGCAAGCCCTGCCTGACGATCAACCGCCTTCCTGCGTTTGTGGCGCAGATCATCGGAAATCGTCTCATGAACGAGACTGAAATCCGGGTATACCCCATGCAGGATGGCACGCGGGAGATCGCGGAAGTCCGCCAGGGGATCATCAGGGCCATATTCAAGAACTCGCAGTCCGATTTTGCCCGCGATGAGGCGATGAAATACCAGACCATCTGCGGTATCGGGGCGTTCCAGCTTTGCCTGGAATACAGTAATGACGAGGTGTTCTACCAAGACGCCAAGATCGAGCCGATTGCCAACCCCTTTGCGGCTGTGTTCGACCCCATGGCCGTTCTTCCGTGCGCGGGAGACAGCCGTTTTGCGTTTGTGGTGGACGACATCGCAATCGGCGATTTCAAAGCGCGCTATCCGTGGGCGGCGACCACCGGATTCGGGGATTCCGCGGCCACCACGGGCACCGGCACGACGACCTGGTATGCATTCGACTGCATCAAGGTGGTCAGCTACTGGCGGCGGATCGAGGATGGCCGGCGCACGATTGCCCTGCTTCAGAGCGGAAGCACGGTCGAGATCGAACCGGAGACGCTTGAGGAGCGTCTTTCGGTCATTTCCATCCTGCCGGACGGTTCTCCGAACCCCGAAGCGATTGTCCGGCGCCCTGACGGCACACCGATGGTCCGCGACGTGCCCCGGATCGTCTGCCAGAAGTATCTTTGCTCGGGCGGAGACATCCTCGAAGGCCCCTACACGCTTCCTGTGTCGTCTGTTCCGGTTTACCGGGTTCCCGGATGGGAACTGCGAGAGGGCGACAAGGTGCATCGTTGGGGCCTGGTGAGGCTTCTCAAAGACCCTCAGCGCCTTCACAACTACCAACGCTCGATTGCGGCCGAACAGATGGTCGCAGCGCCCCGCAACAAGTGGGTGGCGACCAAGGAAGCCGTTGCGGGATACGAAAAGGAGTGGCGGAACAGCCATCTGAGTGACGATCCGTTGCTGATCTACAACTCGGAGGGCATGGAGCCCAAGCGGCAAGATCCGCCAGCGCTCGACGCGGCGTTGCTGACCGAGACACAGATGTCCGTGCAGGACATCCGGGATGTGTCCAACATCCACGAGGCGTCTTTGGGCCAGAAATCGAACGAAGTGTCTGGAAAAGCCATTCAGGCGCGCCAGTCCGTCAGCGATCTTGGCAGTTTCGTCTACCACGACCGGCTTCGGATTGCCGAAGAACGGTGCGCGAAGAACCTTCTGGAACTTATTCCGACCGTTTACGACACGATGCGGACGGTTACGATCCTCGGGGAGAAGGACAAGGCCCTTCAGGTCGTTATCAACGACCCTACGGACCCCGATAGCGACATCACCATGGGCAAATATGGTCTGGCGGTGACGACTGGCCCCGCGACAGTCACAAAACGGGCTCTGGCGGCCGAACAGATGATGACTTTCGTGAACGCAGCGCCCGAAAGCGCCGCTCTCGTGATGGATTTGGTCGCAGAAGCCCAGGATTGGCCCCAGGCGTCCGAATTTGCGCGTCGTTTCCGTCTGAATCTGCCGCCCGGCGTCGTTCCGCCCGATGAATTGCCGCCTGAAATGCAGGAAATGCAGGAGCAGCAAAGCCGGGCGGCGCAGATGGCTGCGGAGATCGACATGAAGCTGAAGGAAGCCGAGATTCAGGCTGTCCGGGCCGAAGTCGCCGAACGGATGGCCCGCGCTGTCAATCTTCGGGCAACCGCACGCAAGGCTTTGTCTGACGCCGATGCTCGGGCTCGTGACGTGGACGCCAAGGTGGAAACCAGAGATTCGGACAAGATTTTCAAGGCCATGGAACTGGCCAATTCTTTGCAAGAGGACGGTGACGATGACCGAACAGAACCCCGACGCAAACGCGGTTGACACTCAGGAAACCGATATTTCGATCTTCACGCCGGCTGCGTTGCGTGAGGCTCCCAAGGAGGAAACCAGGGATGAGCCCGAAGACGCGGTTCCTGTGGCTGCTGACGCCGGCGAGACTGGCGATGATGCAGGCGGAGATGACGACAGCGGCGCTGAAGATAGCGAGGAAGTCGAAAAACTCAACAAGTCCAAGCGAACCACCGCCGAACGCATCAACAAACTGACGGCGGATCGTCGGTATTGGGAGCGCGAAGCCCTTGCACAGCGCACTCGGCTTCGGCAACTCGAAGCCGAACTAGCGGCCGCGAAAGCTGCAAAGGAAGACCCCTTGACACCTGTTGCCGAGGGGAATAGAGATCCGACTGTTCAAGGCCCCGATCCGAGAAATTATCGGTATGGGGAACTGGACCCGCAGTATTTCTCTGATCTGGCGGATTTCCGCGCGGAGCAGAAAATACAGGCGCTCCTGCGAAAGCAGGAAGAAGCTCAGCGCGCGGCTGCTGCCGAGCAACATCTTGCTCAAGTCCGCGAAAAGGCTGCCCAGGTCACGGAAATCGGCCAAGCCAAGTTCTCCGATTTTGATACGGTCGTTGTGGAAGCCGCCAAGAATGGCGAGTTCCCTCTGACCCAGGAGATGTTCGAGACCGCAGCGGAAACAAAGGTCGCCGCTGAGATTCTCTACTATCTCGCTCAAAATCCGGTGGAGGCGGCCAAGGTCGCTGACATGAACCCGCGGCAGCAGGCTCTCTGGTTTGGCCGGAAAGAGGCCGAGATGTCTCAGCCAGCCCGTCCCAAGCCAAAGATTGTTTCGAGCGCACCGGACCCCATCAGTCCCGCCAGGGGGTCCACGGGCCAGTTCAGCACTTCGGCGGCAACCGCAGATTTTCTGGCCTTCGAAAAGATGGTCAACAGTAAGGGGTAAATGCCGTGGCAAACCAGTTTCTCAACGCACAGGAGTATGCGAATGTCATGCTCCTTCTGGCCAAGAACCAACTCGTGACCGGGAAGCTGGTCAAGGGCACGTTCCGGGACCAGGTGACCGACGAAAACGGCCTCAAGATCAATGTGAAGCGTCCTCCGCGGTTCGCTCGCAACGATGCTTCGGCCAAGAGCGCCGCGCTGGCGACCCAGGACATCATCACTGGTTCCATCGACATTGCGGTGGACCAGTATGCGAAGGTCCACGTGGCTGTGGGCGACATCGAGTATGTCGAATCCTACAACGCGCTCATGCGTTCGGAGGTCATGAAGTCGGCTGCTTCGACGCTTGCTCACCAGATCGACGCGCATCTTCAGCGTCAGGTGGCCAAGTTCTTCTCCTACGTCGGTGGTTCGACGCCGGCAACGGACCCGGATAATTTCATCCAGAGCCCTGCGGCCTTCAATCGGGTTCATACCCGACTGATGAACCTCGGTGTTCCGAACACGGACCTGGTTTCGACCGTTCTGTTCGAGGATGGCGAGAACATCCGTGGTTCGCTGATCGGTGGCAACATCCAGAACGTGAACCGGGATGCACTGAACAGGATTCGCATCCCGATCCTTTCGGAGATTGACCTCTACGCCACGCAGCAATGCCCGGCGGTCACGAACGGCACCCGTGTTGCGGCGGGCACGACGTTGATCAACAACGGCACTCTGAGCGTCAACTATCGTGATGTGAAGGACACCATGGTCCAGACCCTCACGGTTGACGGTCAAGCGGCCGGCGCCACTGTTCGGGTTGGTGAAATCCTCACTATCGCCAACGTGTTCGCGTGGGATTGGCGGAACAATGTCCAGCTTCCCTACCTCCAACAGTTCACGGTGCTTGGTGGCTCCTCGACTGCTTCGGGTTCGGTTCCGGTCGGTTCCCCGCTCAACACGCCGATCGTTGCCGACGCTGGCGGTGCCATGAACCTCATCGTCAACCCCCCGCTGATCGTCCAAGGCACCAACGACGGTATCTCGACCGCAGCCAACACTGCGTTCGCCACCGTCAACGCTGCTGCGGTGGACAATGCGGTTGTCACCCACCTTGGCCCGGCCAACCTGACCCGCCGTCTCCGGGGTGCGTGGACCCGCTCCGCGATCCAGTTGGTGAGTGCTCGGCTGCATCAGCCTTTCACGGGCGAATCCAGCTACGCGGTGGATCCCGAAACGGGTATCTCCATTCGCTACTGGCGCGGGTCGGACATTGCTACCGGCCAGCACATCCATCGGTGGGATTGCATCTACGGCGCCGAGAACATGGATCCGTTCATGGGCGCTCTGGTTGCTGGCACCGCCTGACCACGAGAGGGGGAAGGTCAAGAGCCTTCCCCCTCCTTTTTCGGTTTAAGGGGCGTCATGCCACCGAAAGAACCCATACAAGATGGCGGTTTCGGCAATCTCTGGCTTGATATAGCCCGAGTTGGCCCGATCTCTCAAATCCCGGTGGGGCGTCCTATGCCCCCTGGGGTTTTCTCCATGTATTATGCCAAGGACACCAACGGGGTATACCTGTTGACGGATGGCAACGTCTCGGCCTTTCCGGGCGGCGGTGGCGGCGGTGGCGCTGGTCCCCCCGGTCCTCCCGGCCCCCAAGGCCCGCCCGGTCCTACTGGTCCTGCCGGCCCTACTGGTCCTACTGGTCCAGCCGGCCCTACTGGTCCTGCCGGTCCCCAAGGCCCAATTGGACCCGCAGGACCGGCTGGCGCGGATGGCGCTCCTGGCGCTCCCGGTGCTCCCGGTGCCGACGGGGCTACTGGCCCCCAAGGCCCGGTTGGCCCCCAAGGACCGCAAGGAAACCCCGGTGTTCCAGGTGCTGACGGGGCTACTGGCCCTCAAGGCCCGGTTGGCCCCGAAGGCCCCCAAGGCCCCCAAGGCCCTGCTGGCCCCATTGGTTTTACTGGCGCGACTGGTCCTCAAGGCCCCACTGGCCCCACTGGCCCCACTGGCCCGACTGGCCCACCGGGAGCAGACGGTGTCGGTCAGATGATTATGAACCCCCTCCTTTACCCGGCGGGGCTGTTCTTTACCAACAACATGAACGCTACCGCTCGTTCGACTGCCGGCCAAGCGGCTGGTCGAATGACGGTCTCGCCCATGTTTTGCGCCGTAGATCAAACAATTGACCAAGCGGGCGTCTCTATTTCTACCGGAGTTGGTTCCTCTTTGTGCCGCGTGGTGATCTACGATACGGACAGCAACGGCTATCCGTCAACAATTCTGGCACAGACTGGTGACATTGACTGTTCTTCGGTTGCTACTGTTATGGAGTCAATCTCGTTTACCTTCCTGAAAGGGAAGCTGTATTGGGTAGGGACGTGGACAAACTCAACACAAACTCTCCGAATACTCGGTGTCGGGGCTTCTTATGTTTTGAGTATTACTAACGCTTCTACCCCGGTTGTCCGTCTTTCTCTGTCTCGCACAGTAACATACGGAGGTTCTGCCCCTGATTGGACTTTTAGCAGTTCGCATCTTTCAACCAACGCTCCTGCGTTTGTCCTGTTCCGTGCGGCTTGATTTTTCTTATATGCAGGCGTAATGCCACCAAAGGAAAGGCATTTACATGGGCGCCCAAACATTCCCCTCATTCCGCTACGGCCCTGGCGGTCAGTCGGCTATTTTCAGGTCGGCCGAGGAAGTTCCCGAGGGCTGGCAAGATCACCCTTCCAAGGTGGTTGAGTCGAAAACCGAAGAGCCCAAGCCTCGGGGTCGTCCAAAGAAGGTCGTCGAGAGCGAAGCCGAACCCGACGTTGAGACGGATATGTTCTGATGCTCGCACAGGAAGCCGTAGAGCGCGCCTACAGAGAGGCAGCGATCAAGACCATCAACAGCCCCGCTTTCACGCCAGCGGAACTTGATGAGGGCCTGTCGCGGCTCAATGGCTTCCTTATGTCCCTGTTTGGCGCGGAGATCGGGGAGAACCTTTCTGAGTGGGCTGTGCCTACTGTGCAGATCACCGCGCCGCTCAACGCGGATCCGGTGGCGCTTCCCTTTCCGTCCAACCAGTCAGACTACGACCAGACCTTTCCGATTGGCGAAAGAACGCCAGCGTCCACAGCCTATGTGAGCCAGCCGCCGCAGAACTCTCGGGTGCTGTGGCGTGGAGGTTCGGCTGGAACCGTCTATCTTCCGTCCAATCCTTCGGATGGTGCTCGCATGGCCTTTGTCAGCGTAGCTTCGCCTGCCAATCTGACGATAGACGGCAATGGCCGCCTGGTGGACGGCGCATCGACGATGGTGCTGTTGCCCGGATTTGACCCGTTGACCCTGTTCTATCGGTCGGATTTGGCCGATTGGCGTCCGATCCAGCCGTTGACCCTTACCGACCCGTTGCCGCTGCCGCCCGAGTTTGACGATTTGCTCGTGGCCGGCACCGCAATTCGTCTGACCGGCCTTGACGAGATCGACCCGACTGCCGGGACCATGTTCATCTACAACCGGCTTCTGCCGCGGTGCAAGCAACGATACACGCAGCGGGCATCGACCAGCTACGGCGGCCAGAACGTGCCCGATACCCACCAAAGCTACAACCAGTGGTATGGCGGTAACCCGTGGTAACCGTTAATCTCTGGAACACCGACTGGCGGCGTAGTGTAGCGGGTGAGCCCTTCATTCCGCTCCGCAACCGCTATCTGGAAGCCAACCCGACGAACTTGAAGGAGGGGACCGCGATCCTGTCGCGGCCTTCCAACCGACGGTTTGTCAGTGTCGGAGAAGGCCCGATTCGTGCGCTGTTCAGCGAGCCAGGTAGCTTTGGCGGCGCGCTGTTTATCGTCTCGGGGCAGGAGTTATACCGGCTGGACCCGACGAACATCGTTACCTTCATTGGTTCCGGCATTGCGGGGAACCCGGATGGCTTTCCGAGCATTGCTATCACTTCGGCTCTTGGCTCCGGAACGCCTGAGTTCTGTTACGTTGCCGACGGCACGACGCTCTGGCTCTACACGGAAAACGGATACGCGCTTGGAGTTCTGTCGGCTGCGGGGGCGATTCAGAACAACGATGTCATCGAGATCGGCGGCGTGTATTATCAGTGGACCAACGCCAGTGTAAACGCCGGAACGCCTGCTGGCACTTCAGCCAATCCGTGGCTGGTGCAGCTTGGCGGCTCGAATGTTGTGTCTCTCGACAATATGCGAGCGGCCATAAACAACGATGGGGACGCTGGCACGCAGTATTCCACGTTGTTGGTGGAGCATCCGACCGTTCTCGGCCGGTCTTCAACAACCCTCACGCTTCGAGTGCAGGCGCGAGATGTCGGCGCTCCCGGAAACGGTATCACGACGACGGAGACGGGCGCAAACATCTCCTGGGGCGCGGCTACGCTTACGGGAGGCGGGTCGCCCTATCTGACGACTGTGGACATGCCTGACGATCTGGCGCCTGTCAGCGTGGCTTTCGTTGCCGGATATGTCATTGTGGTTCCGAAGACGACGAATGTGAGCGGTTTCAACGGGCGGTTCTTTTGGATCGAGCCCGGCGAGACGTTCATCCGGCCCTTGAACTTTGCCACGGCCGAAAGGTCGCCCGACCCCCTGTTTGCTGTTCGGGTCGTTGGAGACCAATTCTGGCTTCTTGGAGAGAAAACCACGGAAGTCTGGTATCCAACCGGAGATTTCGAAGTTCCGTTTCTCCGGGTGCAGGGCCAGGTCTTTGATCGTGGCACCGTCGAGGGCACAGACGCACAGATCAAGGACACCATCATCGTTGCGGATAGCGACGGGGTGGTGTATGCCATTTCGGGTGGTGCGCCGCAGCGCATTTCGGACAACAGCGTAGAGGAAAGAATCCGAACCGCTCTCAGACTGGCAAAGGTGCTTTGATATGGCTATTGAGTGGATGGATAACTTTTCGATGTATGGCACGAACACTCTGTTTATGCGGAACGGGGCGTATGCTGAAGTTGCAGGCATATCAGACGGCAACCCGTCCAATGTCCGGCCTTCTATTGTCAACGACCCTGAGCCGACAGCCAGCGGGCGTGTCCTTCGTATGGGGATCGGGGGCGGGAATTGGGTGAGAAAAGCGCTTTCGGGGTCGTTTTCAACTGTCGGGAACGGTTTTAGGCTTTGGATGGAAAATCTTCCTGTTTCCACAGGTAGGGGCCCCGCTATCCGGTTTGCTAATAACATAAACCAAACTATCATGACTGTTCATGTTCGAACTGACGGGGGTATTCGAGTATTTCGCGGGGCCGTAAACACAACCTTGATTGGAGAAACAGCCGGACCCGTTCTTGTGGCAAACGCATGGCAGCACATTGAAATCAAAGCCACCCCTGATTCTGTTGCGGGTTCTGTAGAAATCCGCGTTGACGGCGTAACGGTTTTGAACCTTACAGGTGTAGATAACCAAGGTGCTGCTGGTAGTATTGCTCAAGTAGAGTGGCTTGAACATTTTTCCGGGGCGACCGGTAATTTCGCTCAAATGTATATTAAAGACCTCGTGGTGTGGAACAACACCGGCACCTACAACAATGACTTTCTTGGGTCCGTGTTTGTCGTCAACCTCGTTCCCGACGGCGATGTTGTTCTTAACTGGGCGCCTTCGACGGGTTCAACTGGGTGGAATCTGTTGGACAACAGCCCGCCGTTGGACGCCACGCAATACATCTCCGCCGACAACACTCCGCCCGACGCCTATGTTTGCACCCTGACAAATCTGCCCCCCGACATCACCAGTGTCCGGGGTGTCATGACGGTTCAACGGTCTCGCAAGATCGACGGCGGCGATGGCAACCTTCAGGTGTCGGTGATTAGTGGGTCTGACGAACAGGCTGGCGCGGATCGTCCAGTTACGACCGCTTTCACCTATTGGTTCGACATTTTCGAGGAAGACCCCGCCACCAGTGCGCCCTGGACCCCGACCGCTGTTGATGCGATGAATCTGAAGATCGACCGGACGGTCTAATGGCTGACACGCCTGAAATCAGGGCGTCACAGGCTACGGCTCTTTCTCTCAATGAGGGGGAGCCGGGCCTAAACCTGTCACAGGCTACGGCTCTTTCTCTCAACGAGGGAAACCCGGACCTAAATCTGTCGCATTTTTCGTTGCTTACCTGTTTCAACTTGCCAACGCTGCAAGTAGACACGTCGCAGCTTTCGTCTCTGCTTACGGTATCTTGGAGTTTTCCTTTCCGTGTGTCGCACGCTTCCGTTCTGGTAGCGGTAATAGGAAAGCCGGAAATCCGCAAAGCCCGTGCCTGGGCTTTCAGCCTTGATGGCCATGATTTCTATGTGCTCCGCCTTGGTGAGAGCAGTAGCCTTGTCTACGATCTGACCACGAACTCGTGGAGCACATGGGCCAACAAGGGTATCTCGACATGGAGGCTGCATCTCGGTCTCAACTGGCTGTCTATCGACAAAGCCAACTATCTCGGAGGCGCAGCTACCAATGTCGTGGGTGGCGACGACAATTTCGGCCTTCTGTGGACATTGGATCCGAACAATGGCCTCGATGACAGCCCGATCGAGGAAAACCCGCCCGAAGACTTCGAGCGTCGTGTCTCGGGTGGCGTTCCGGCCCGTATGCGCCAATCCGTCCGTAACAATGCGGTGTTCCTCGTTATCAACACCGGGAACCCGGCTTTTGTGCCGGCGGCCATCACGCTCTACACCAGCGACGACAACGGCAAGTCGTTTCAGGACCAAGGCTCGATTGACGTTCCGGCCGGCGAAGACAGCGCCGAAATCATGTGGCGTTCTCTCGGCCTCATTCGGGCGCCGGGGCGGATTTTCGAGTTTCGGGATACTGGCGCCACTGTTCGGATCGACGGCCTGGATGTGCGCCTGAACGGAGACACGCAAGATGGCTAAGCCCCCGAGGCTCCGAATCGACCCTCTCAACATCAAGAGGCCGATCGTCGATCCCGAGACCGGAACTCCCACCTCGACGTTCATGCGACTGTGGGAGCAGCTATTCGGCAATGAGAGCAGCACGGCTGACGATGTGGACGGCAAGGCGGACAAGTCGATTGTCCTGACAGCCGGAACCGGCCTCACTGGTGGCGGAAACCTGAGCGCGAACCGAACATTCAATCTGTCAAACACGTCGGTTACGCCGGGAAGTTACACGAACACGAATCTAACTGTTGACGCGCAAGGCCGGATCACGGCGGCAACCAGCGGTTCAGGTGGCGGAGGAGGCGGACCTGTGACTTTTGTTCAAGAGAAAATTGTTGCTACTGCAAACATTGCAGGCGGCATCACCATGGATGCTGCGCCAACGGCGGGGAATATTCTGGTCGCGTTCGTAATGAACTCGACGAACACCAATCCCCCGACACTCAGTTCAGGGTGGACCAATATCGACAGCAATACCACCGTCCCTGACCACCTTATTGCGTGGCGTGTAGCGGGGGTGGGTGAAACTGCCACGCAAAACCCAACTTCACAGGTAGATGGTGGAGCCATTGCCATTTACGAGTATTCAGGCGGAACAGCGGCATTTGCTACATCTACTGTTGCAACAGCGCTGTCTGTCAATGTCAGTCTTACTTCCCTTGCTTGGACCCTATTAACAGCTATTGTTGGCGCCAATCTTCTTGCGACTTTCAGGCGCACGGAGGAAACCCCTACTCTCACGGGGTCCGTCACCAACCTTCAGTCGGTTGTGGGAACAGCGGCTGTCGTGGGAGGAACGGGAGTCAGCATGATGACTGGCCGCAGCGTCAAGACTGCGGGCGTGTCCCCCAGCGGCACCGGCACTTGGCCCACAAGTGTGGGGACCAAGACTGCATACGCGCTTATCGCATGACCGTCACCTTTCTCACATGCGCCAGAACGCTTCAGGAGCGCGTGGACCAGCCGGACATGGCTGGTATGGTGGAAGAGGGCTTCGACGCGGCGGTGTGGTTGGCCGATCCTGCTAACGTCGCCATAACGGACGGTCGGAACATTCTCATGTTCGAGGAAGTGGGCGATCGCATCTACAAGGGCCATTGGTTGATGGTTGATCGTGTGCCGGAAGCCTTCTTGACGGCTGTAGATTTGCTGCGGTATATGTTCGTTGCTTGCCAGGCTCGCGCCATTGTCGGAATGGTGCCCGCGTTCAATCGCGCTTCTCGGTGGTTTACACGTCAGATGGGGTTCAAGTCTCTTGGTTTGACGGACACAGCAGAGGGTCAGCAGGAGCATTTCTCCATGACCCGCCAGAAGTTCGAGGCGCGCTATGGGTTTTTTGAAGTCCAAGAGGAAGCCGACCAACCTTCAGTATCAGTATATTACTGACACGTTCAGGCCGGTTGCTTCCCAACTTGCCGCGCAGGGCTCCCAGGGCCTTGGCGCCTATATGAACGCCTTGACGGGCGAAGACGGCGGCGCGGGTTTCGATAACTTCAAGCGGTCCACTGGCTACCAGAACATCTTTGGTGAGGCCATGCGCGGCGTCAGCGGATCGGCTGCGGCCCGTGGCCTTCTTCAGTCCGGTTCGACCCTTCGGGGGCTTCAGACGCGCGCCGGCCAACTGGCGCAGGGCTCCTATCAGAACTACCTCGGCAATCTGTTGCAGGGCTCGCAAGTCGGGCTGCAAGGCGGCCTGGGGGCCGGCCAGCTTATTGCCAATGTCGGATCGCAAAACAGGAAGACGGGTGGTCTCTCGGGCTTCCTCGGCACGCTCGGGCAGATCGGTCAAGTGGCTGGCGGTCTTGCAACGCTGTCGGACCCGCGGGCCAAGGATAACATCGAACTGATCGACACGAAGCCGGACGGCCTTGGCGTCTATCGTTTCACTTACAGGGGAGACGACCGGGAGCATATCGGCGTGCTGGCCAACGAGGTTGCGGTCCTGCGTCCCGAGGCGCTTGGCCCGCTTGAAAACGGTTTCCTGACGGTGGATTACTCCAAGCTGGACGTGTCCCGTGCCTGAAAACTACCTCGGCAGCGTGCTGACCTCGCCCCTTCCGCAAATGCCGCAGATGCCGGGTCTCAACCTGCCGCCCGTGCGACAGGCGCGCCCGAAAAGGAACTTCCTGGAGAAGCTTGGCACAGTAGCCGACGCCTTTGCCATGGCAGGGGGCGTCGAGCCGGTCTACCGAACCGAGATGACTCGCCGCCAGCAGATGGAGCGAGCCGAGCAGGTCCGGCAGGCCCGTGCCCGTCTGGCTGCCAACCCCAACGACGAAGAAGCTTTCGCTTTTCTGTTTCAGGAAGGCCCCGAGCAGGCCGTAGCCGCACGCAATGCGCTTCGCCCTCCCGGCCCGCAGCTTATGAAGGTCGGCACCAATCTTGTTCGTGTGGGCGAGGATGGGACGGTCGAGTCGGTTTTTGAGGCTCCGCAGAGTGTTTCACCGTCTGCCGACATTCAGCTTATCGAGCGCCTGACCGAGATTTTTGGCGGCGATCGGCAGAAGGCGGTGGAGTATTGGTCGCAGATCAAACTCCCCCCGACCACAGCCGCGATCCGCCGCGGTGGCGGTGGCACGGAACTGTTCCAGGTTGACCGTGCGCCGTCTGTTCCAAGAGACCCGCGTTCCGTTTTCCAGCGTATGCTGACTGTCGAGAGCGGCGGGCGTCAGTTTGACGCCAACGGCCGCCCGCTTACTTCGTCCGCCGGGGCAATCGGTATCGCGCAGGTCATGCCCGGCACTGCTCCCGAAGCCGCTGCCTTGGCTGGCCTGCCGTTTGATGAAAACCGTTACCGCACCGATCCGGAATATAACCGGGCGCTCGGGGAAGCGTATTTCAACGAGATGCTGCGGCAGTTCGGGGACATCGAACGTGCTGTAGCGGCTTACAACGCTGGTCCCGCAGCAGTCCGGCAGGCGATCCAGCGTGGTGGGGATAACTGGCTAAGCCAGCTTCCCGCGGAAACGCGGGCGTATGTTCCGAAGGTTCTCGGGGGCCAAGGTGGTGCTCGCCGTCTGGCCGTAACGCCGGATGCCCCGCCCAGGCCCGTGGCAGCACCTAGAGGCGCCGCTGGCAAGGAAGACGACGGCTCAAGGGCTGAAGCCAGAGCCCGCCTTGGCGAAACTCTTTCCGGTTTGGCGACAACCTACGCAAGCCTCGACCGGAGAGGTTTTGCTCCCAGTGCGGAACGCGGCCTCGTGTCCAACGTGCGGAACTACGTTGCGGGAACTGGTATCGGCCAGAGGGTAGGCCGTGCGTTGGGTTCGGAGGACCAGCGGCTCCGGGAACGGGTGAACAGCCTCCGTCCGGCCATCATCGCGCAGTTGAAGCAGGTAACTGGCATGTCGGCGCAGCAAATGAACTCGAACGTCGAACTTCAGTTCTTCCTGAACATGGCGACCGATCCCACGCAGGACGTGGAGGCCAACCTGTTTGCGGTTGACCAACTCGACAAGCTGTTTGGTCCCGGAGACACGCTGAGAAAGGCCCTTCCTCCTGACGTGTATGCTCGTGTTCAGCGAGCAGGAATCGACAGCCGGCCTCTTCAGGGTGGTCCGGTCGCCGTTACCTCGGCTGCGGAAGCGCGAGCCCTCCCGCCGGGCACGATGTTTCGCACGCCTGACGGCCAGGTTCGGGTGAGGCGCTGACGTGGACGAGTTCGACGCCTTCAGCGACGTTGTGGAGACCCCGCCGGTTCCCGCAGCCATGCCGGCCTCACAGCCGGTTGCAAACGGGTTCGACGCCATCGGCGAGGTTGCACCGGCCCCACAGCCGGTTGCAAACGAGTTCGACGCCATCGGCGAGGTCGCACCGGCAAACGCTGTTCAACAGAACGAACTGCAGTTCGAGATCGAGCAGATGCTTCGGCGCGGGGCAACGCCGGATGCGGTTCGGCGGTATATCGGCACCGTCAGGAGCGCGGAAACCGGTGGCGGGATCGTTTTGCCGAAACCCACGCAGATCGAGGCCGCAGCCGATTACTACCGTCGAGGCGGGACGGATCCGATTCAATGGGAGGTCACCCGCGTAGCGCCCGACGCCGAAGGAAACTACACCCCCAGTAGCGATCTTGGCGCGACTGCGCGCGGTTTTTTTGACGTCATGCTGTTCAACTGGGCCGACGAAGCGCAAGCCTTTATCGAAACAGGCGCTCTTTCCGGGCCGGAGTATGAAGCCGCTTGGCAGCGCCAGCAGCAACGCCGCCAAGCCGACGACCCGAACCTTCGTATGTTGGGGCAGGCTGGCGGAATCGCCGGGCAGTTCGCTGCCCCCGCAGGCGCGCTTGGCCGTGTGGCTGGCCTCGGGAGGCAGATGCTTGCCGGTGCCGGTATCGGGGCGGGTATGAGTGCATTGGCGGGTGCCGGAGCGCAGGAACCTGACCAAAGGCTAGACACCGTGGACCAGGATGCTGTGCTCGGTGCCGGGTTTGGCGCAGTGGCGCCCCCCTTGGCCGCGGGGGCTCGGCGTGTAGTCCAGCAATTCGGTAAGAGGCCGGAGACGGCGGCGGCTGACTATATTCAATCGGCTGGCCTTGATCCGGCTGATCTTATGCAACGCGCCGAACAGTATTCGCGGTCTACCGGCAAAGGCCCCCGTCTGGCCGACATCCTGACTCCGGAAGAAGCGCGGCGCTTTACCCGTCCGTTGGAAGGGTCTCAGGTCGGTCGTGTGGCCCGTGAACTCGATACCGCCCGCACGACGTTGCCGGAGGAGATGGCTGACAGGTTGGTGCGGACTCCCAACGCGACCCCCAATGCTTTGTCGGCCAACCCCGATGCAGGCCCGATTCCCGGCCGGCGTCCGGTTGTCGGTCCAGAAGAACTCAAGCGACGTGCCAGCGATCTTGCTAATGCAGAGTTCGGAGCCATTCGGGATACTCCTGTTGATATTTCCGGTATGCACCAGGTTATCGCCGAAGACATCCTGCCCTATGTCTCTCTGCCGAAGCTGACCCGCGACCGCTTGCGCAACGCTCTCGACAACGGCCAACCCCTTACCGTCGGTGATTTTGACACGATCCGCCGTGCGCTCGGCAAGAACCCCCAGGTTCCCGGTGCTCGGGACTACAAAGATCTGGCCGACGAGGTGAACCAGTTTGTCAGCAACCAAGTGCCTGAATATGGTGTAGCCGTGCGGAACTTTGCGCGACGTAACGCTGTGGCTGATGGCGGCAATCCTGGGTATGTCGGTGGCGCCAACCTTGGGCGCCAGGCAGCCAGCCCCGGTGCGTCTACGACGGACACGCTGGCCGCAATCGCCCGCCAAAGCCCCGAAGGCGCAACCGGCGTCACCCTTGGCGCCCGTTCCGGCCTGTATGACGATTCTCTCAGTCAGTCCTATTCGTTGGCCACTCGGGCAGCCAATGACCCCGGTTTTCGGGAGAGGATTGTTGCGGCCATGCCGGGCGGGGAAGGCGAAGCGTTCCTGAACTACGCCGCTTCTCAGAAGCAGGCAATCGACGCCCTTGCCGCACTGGCCCGTGTGCCGCCCGACAAGATCGAGACCGTCCTGAACTCGACCGAAGACATGGTAGACATCCTGTCCGGTTTTGGCTTCGGTGGCGGTGGCGCGTTCAAGGCGGCCATCGTCAACAATCTTCTGGCCCGCACGCCGATCGGCCGTGCTGCGGCCGAAAAACTGGCCGATGATCTGTTTGACCCCAAGAAGCTGCCCCGCGTTCTCGACATTCTGGAAAAATCTGGTATGCCGCGCCGCGGGGTCCGTGAGTTGGTGCAGGGGGTCTTCCTCTCGGCCGGCACGACACTCCTGACTGGCGATCGTGTGCCAGAAGGTGTCCCGCCTTCGCCGGAAGCCTCCATGATGGGGGTTCCGCAATGACCGCCGCCAAAACCACCGTTGAACGGCTGGCCCGTATCGAGGCGCTTCTTGAGGGTATCGACAAGCGGCTTCTTGCTCTCGAACAGGAGATCAAGCAGGTCGAGCAGGCGCACAACACTATCAATGCTGACTACCAGAAACTGAAGAACCGCGCCTGGGGCTTGTTGGCTGGCGTGTCCATGATTGCCGGTGCCGTCGGGGCGAAACTGCGCGAAATCTTCCAGTAAGGACCAGCTATGTTTGACGAGCGGTTGCGTGCGTTTGCTACCGAACGCCAGCGAGAGATACTGGACGCCTTTGATCTGTATGGCTCCAATAGGGCGGCAGCAAAGGCTCTTGGCTGCCACGAATCTGTCGTCAGGCGAGCGATAAAGGCGCTTGAGATCAAGGCCGCAAGGCAAGGATTCAGCCCCGAGCACGACATGACCCGGCCCGTGCCCGAGGGATTTATCGTCAAGGGCGTTTCCACCTACTACAACAAAGAGGGCGTTCCTACAGGCCAATGGGTCAAGAGCCAGATCGACAGAGATCAGATCGAGGCGCAGGTAAAAACTCTCGTTGAGTCGATTTGCGAAACCACGCCGCCTTCTGCACCAATAGCCCCGCCCGATTACGTCGATGACGACCTTTTGTGCCTCTACCCTATGGGCGATCCCCATTTCGGGATGCAAGCGCACGCACCGGAAGTCGGTGAGGACTTCGACCTCAAGATCGCGGAAGCGCGCACCAAACGAGCAGTGGACTTTCTGGTGGGCACAGCGCCGCCAGCAAAGACGGCCATTCTGCAGAACCTCGGAGATTTCTTCCACGCCGACGACAACAGCGGCCAGACCCGCCAATCCGGGAACAAGCTTGACGTTGACGGCCGGCATCACCGCGTTCTTCGGGTTGGCGCGTGGACGATGGTGCATCTGGTCCACCGGCTGCTGCAGAAGCACGAGATCGTCGAAGTCATCAACGAACGCGGCAATCACGACGACATCTCGGCCCTTGCCTTGACATTGGCCCTGTCAATGCACTTCTCGGGCAATCCGCGTGTCAAAATAGAAGAAAGCCCGGCCTATTTTCATTATCGGGAATTCGGCGTCAACTTGCTTGGCTTCACACACGGGGATGGACCGAAAGAGGAGGCGCTGCCGGCGATCATGGCGCATGACGAGCCGCAGGCGTGGGGCCGGACGAAAAATCGCGTTTTTCATCGCGGCCACTTCCATCACGACCGGATTGTCGATAAGGTAGGATGCACAATCGAAACACACAGAACTCTTGCGGCTTCGGACGCATGGCACCGAAAATCCGGCTATCGGTCCAAGAGTTCCATGAAGGTCATCACTTATCACAGAGAGTTCGGTGAGGTCGGCAGATCGAACTTCCATGTTGAGACGATGATGGAGGCGCGCAAGTGACGGACGAACAGATGCGGGCTTGGACCGAGTGGCAGGAGGCAATCGCGATGCGGGACAGAATGACTGCGCGCGCGAGGACCGAGACCTACACCCGATTTCAGCACAGGGTCGAGGGCGCCCGGCAACGGTTCATGCAACTAGGACAGCAACCATGAGCGCACCCCGTTTCGCAGGCGTCACGTTGGCCGATGTGCAGGCGCTACAGCGCGCGGTCGGGGTCGAGCCAGACGGCATCTACGGGCCGGCCACACATCGCGCGGTGATGGCGAAGGTCGCGACGGATGCACCACCGGCCGCCAAGCGGCGCATCGATGCGCGCGCCATCGCGCTGCTGCACCACTTCGAAAGCTGCCGGCTGACGGCCTACCGCTGCCCGGCTGGCGTCTGGACTATCGGGTGGGGCAATACGCGATACGAGGATGGCGGCCCGGTCAAGCCGGGCGACCGCATCTCGCAGCAGCGCGCAGATGCGCTTTTCCGAAACATTCTCACCACTTTCGAGGACGGCGTGGCCAAGGCGGCGCCGAGGGCGACCGGCAATCAGTTTGGCGCCATGGTCTCGCTGGCCTACAATATTGGGATGGCCGCATTTGGCCGGTCGTCGGTCCTGCGCTACCACAATGCAGGCGAGCACGACAATGCGGCAGACGCTTTTCTGCTCTGGAACAAGGCGGGCGGCAAAGTCCTGCCCGGCCTGGTTCGCAGGCGCAATGCGGAGCGGCTGCTGTATCTGGGCGATTTCGCGGCTTTCGATCGGGCGATTGGATTCAAGCCATGAAATGGAATTTCAGGCGGATCATCGGCCTCATTGTCGTGGTCGGCGGGCTTTTCATCATTGCCGGGCTGCTATTCCTGCCGCTCGACAAAAGCACGATCCCCGCCGAGGTCTGGGGCATTCTAGGCGCGGTGATCGGTTGGGGAGGCAGCGTCATCGGCTACGAATTCGGCAGCAGCAGCGGCGGCCGGGCGCTGGCGCTGCGGCAGATCGAGGAGCAGGAAGAATGATATTTTTCGCGAAAATCTGGGCGTTGGTCCGTCGCGTGGATCCGCGCATCTGGCTCGGGCTGGGCGTCGCGCTGCTGCTCGTCGTCGTTTATACGCAGGTCAGATCGGCTGGCTTCAAGGCGGGCTATGCATCGCGCGACGGAGAGGTGGCGGTTCTGGTGAGCGACCTCCGCCAGGCGCGCGCCAATGCGGCGGCGCTGGAAGATGCAGTAGCCCGACAGAATGCGGCCGTCGCCGAGATCGAGGCGGCTGGACAGGCAGCGCGCAGGGCGGCGGAGGAGGCGCGGCGGCAGGCGGAAAGCGAGCGGAGATCGACCGAGGCGCTACGCGCGCGGCTGGCCGCAGCATCGCGCCCATCGGGTGCAGCGCCGGAGCCGGCAGACCCTTTGACCATCGAGGCATGGGAGATACTGAAATGAGGTGGGCAGTCTTTGTGGCGCTGCTTCTGGCCGGCTGCGCGACGACACGGCCGGAGCCAATCGTGCGGACGGTCGAGGTCAAGGTGCCGGTGCCGGTCGCCTGTGTCGAGCGGGTGCCTGACATGCCCGGCGGCTTGGGCGATATGCCTGAGACCGACAAGGCCCGGCTGGCGCGGGCGCTTGAACGGCTGCTTGAGTGGCGCGCCTATGGCATCGAGGCAGACGGCATCATGCGCGCGTGTGCCGGCCTATCGGGGCTTTCCTCGTTCTAGCCACCTGTCCGTTCCGTGTCTTGCTCCTAGTCTGCTTGCGGTCCGAGATCGGCCTTTATCTGCCTTAGGTATTCCGTTGCAGTACTCTTCCCGATGCCCATGTGCTGCCAGATTTGCTCAAGCGTCAGGCCCTCTGAGAGCAGTTCCGCAAACTCGGCAATCCGTTGACGACGCTTTTTCTGCCGCGCAAGAGCCGCCCTGCGGAAAACCCAACCGCTCATGCTGCCACCTTCCGACGACGGAGCGAAAACCCAACGAGCCCGAAACCCGACAGCATCATGCCCCATACCGCTGGTTCGGGCACGGCCGAAGCAGGTGGCCGCCAACTCCACACAAAGTTACCGCCAGACGGTGGCGTAACGTTTTCTCCGGTTTTCAGATCGACGATCTGTGGCTTGTCGAGCGGCAGGATTGGGGCCAGGTTTGGCATCACCGAATAGGGCACCAGCGTCGGGCAGTCCATAATGCTGGCGCTTTGAGGCTTGGAAGCTGCACGAGATGCAGACGCGGGTTTCGCTTTCGGCGCAACCTTCTGCGCGACCGCACGGCTCTTGACCTTCTCGGCAACAGGCTGCGTAGCTACGCCCGCTCCAAAGATCAGCGAGCAAAGCGCGAGTTGTGCTGGTGTCAGTGCCATTATCTACCCTTTTCTCAGAACATG